ATGAGCGGCGTCGTGCGAATGAGCGCGGAGCTCGATTGCTGAATAGTGTCGCCAGGTAGCGCTTCGAAGTTTCCGATGGGGACAAGCTCGCCCTGGTCGAAGGTGGCCAGGCGGTAGTTCGAAAGCGAATGCTTTGAGCGTTTCATAGAGATTTCCTTGCGGAGAAAATTTTGTGCCGAGTTTCGATGTTTCTTATCTTCTGTCGGTTTGCCTCCTGTAGTGCGCTCTTGAGCGTGCCATTCGGCGTATTAAGGAGGTGATCCTTGAGCAGAGCGGACATTTCGAGCGATAGTTCGTAAAGCCCTTCGGGCGGCGTGCGAGTGTCTTCAAAGTTCATTTCCTCTCTAAGTTTTCGGCGCAGATAGCGCCCAAGAGGTAGAGACTTAGCACCGTGGCGAAGCACTTGTGGCACATCGCCTGATTTCGAAATCTCATTCCATCCATGACGGATCTGCAGTGCTTCGGCAATCGTGCGGATAGCGTGGGCTCCAATACCGGGCCGGTTAGACATGCGCGCAAATTCCGGATGTTGAGTTTCTGCGAGTCGCGCATCGCCTTTGCCAGTGAGCTTTTTAGTGACGTATCCGCAGATGTAGGCGGCGCTGTCGAAGGTAAGATCGCCGCAGTGGGTGAGCCCAATCCCCCAAGACGTTTTAACCTGGTTCTCGAGTGCATCAGTGCCAGGCGTAAAGAGTGAAGCTCCCTCGCCGCTGAAGAAGAGCGCGAGATGGTAGTGAGGGCGTCCTGAAAGGTCTCCATATTCGCCAACGCCAAAGAAGCGAACGGCGATCGGCGAGACCGCCTTCCGAAAGCGCTTGAGGAAGAGTTGCATGTCGCGCGGTTCGAGCGTGTAGCCATCCGGTAAGTGCTCGTCATCGTAGGTGAGAGTAACAAACGAGGCGCTGGGGTTAACCAGCGCCTCAAGCATTAAACGATGCACCCAGAGGCGACGGCGGTTGATACGACAGGGGAGACATTGCCCACAGCCGAAAGCCAAGCCCATTTGGGTGTAGGGATTTTTGCAGATCACATTCTGATCCCAATTCGAGAGACGCGACGGCGGCGCCCGGCAGAGCCTTTACGGCGGTAGCTAGAGCGGCCTCGGCGTACTCGACGACGCCGGCGATAAGCCATTTACATTCTCCCGAGGTTAGGCCCGCGAAAGCGCGGGCGACGTTGCCGGCGAGCGCCGGAGATGCGGCGAGGTCTATATTCGCCGATGATAGAGTCATAGCGCCATTCGTAGCCGGACGGGAGCGGAAATTCTGACGTGCGGGGGCGCTGTTGACGACGAGTCTCAGCATCGAACAAAGGCAAGATAGAGTTGCGCCAATACCAGTTCAGCGTCTGCGGAATGTCGTCTTCCATGTTGCGTTTAGCGTCCGACGAAGGGCGAAGAGATAGACCGCCACCGGCGGTTCTGCGGTAGCCCCAATCAGTGTCGTTCCCAGCTTCGCGAGACGGCACTCCCTCTGCATTGATAACCGGCTGAGCGGGCACCGGTTGCACGCGAGCGCTTGAGCCAGCAGAGCCACCCATTCGGAACTCCGGCGTGGACGCCACGGGAGGCGCAGGCGCGGTGCGTTGTTTGTTGAGCGCGATCTCTGAGCGGAGGACGTCATTTTGAAGGATGCCCCTCTCAAGGTTGACGCGACGTTCTGCGAGGTTCCAGTCGCGTTCTAGGGCCGCCTCGGCCATCTGATTTTGGAGCAGCTTTTGACGCTCTCCCTTTGTCATTTGAGCGTGTGCAGCGCGGCCGATGTTTTGCCCCAGGCCGGTCATCGCCTCCACGTTACCCGATGTAGAAGGCGCCTGAAGCTGAGGAGGAGCAGCAGCAAAAGCGCCACTGGGCCCGACGCTAATACCAGGATTACCCATAGCGTAGAGCGGATGAAGGCCCGCAGCACGAGCATCAGCGACGCGCCATTGAATAGCATTCTTTGCGGCCTCCTGTTGAGCGGCGAGGTTCTCGGCGTGAAAGCGTTGTGTGTCTGCACGTTGCTCGCCAAACATCATCATTTGTTGCGCGTTCGTTTGCTGTTGAAGCGCGATGTTATCCTTGTTCATTTTGTTTTGGGAGGCGAGCCCGAAGATATCGCCTACGAAGTCGAATAGTCCCATGTCAGCACCTGATGTCTGATGGTTTGCGGTGCGGCTTTTGGCGACCTGGTCGACCGCCTTGGCCGGTAGCGAAGAGAACTTCCTTACGTTGAGCGCGGTCAACGCAGATGATGGTCTCCTCCGGTTTAAACGCGCCGATGTTGCGGCGCAGGACCGTCTTCAGAGACCCGTACCCCTTCCGTTTTTTCGCCAACGGATCGTACGCAGGAACGATCCGGATCTTGGCGTAGGTTTCCCCTCGATCAATGACCGTGTGGCGCCAGCGGCGCGCCACGGTCGGTACAGCGTGAGGGCGGCCTTTCCACGGGGGCTTATCAAGGGCCCGCTTCTTGCCCAGGGGAAACTCACCTGGTGACACCTTGCGAGGCGTTTTGAGCAGAGCTCGGACCAGAGGATGCCGGTAGCTAAACCAACCGGGCATTAATCTGGGGAGCGGCAACCTTCGGTTAGAAGCTGCACTTCGCCGTCCTGAACTGGTCCTACGTCTCGCCATGCGGTGTCACCTAGCACAGTGGACAACAAGGAGTGTCCACGTTGGAGGAAGCAGGGGGGCGCTGCCCCCCCGCAAGGCACGCTTCGCTTTACGCCTTGCCCCCCCCTTCAGAGGAAGGCTGGGGAGGCCCGCCAGGGGCGGGCGTTACGATTGTGGAGGGAGACTCCTCCGGTTTCGGGTTTTGGCGCTCAGCGATCTCCTCTCTAAGCTGGAAGGCGCGACGGCGAAGCTCGTCTAAGGGAACGTCGAAGTCGTTTTCCCATTGGGAGTGCGGGTCGTAGTCGTCGTCTACGTCGAAGTCTTCGGCTTCATCGAAGGTTTCGAAGCCTTGGGCTTCGGCGGCCATGCGCATGCGCTCGCCGCGGAGCATGTGAGCTACTTTTTCCGCGAGAGTCTCAGGCCTGGTGAGGCCGGACGGAATCATGATGGGGGTCTCATCAAGAACCTCAGCGCCATTGGGATCCAGGCGTGCGTTACCGAGACCATCGTCCCGAGTTGCTTTGGGTGTTTCTTTTTTACGTCGAGCCATTTGAGTTCTCCTTAATAGAGGTTGCTGGAAGTGCCGACCGCGGACAGGAAGCGGCGTGCTTGGATTGAGTGTTGAACCATTGCCCAGAGAGCGTCCTGGGTTTGCTCAGCGTAGACGCGTTTGGTTGGATTGCCTTTAACGAAGTCGCCGTTGAGCGTTGGGTTGCCGCTAAAGATGCGGGCCATGTGCCAATCGTTGAAGGTAGAGCGGAATTGACCGCTCACGCCGCTCTCGATGCGGCGGTAGTCGTCGTACCGATCTTGATATCCGAAGACGCCGTCCGGGGTGGTGTGGGCGGCGTAGATTTCGCGATTGTAAACTTCCTGTTGACCGATGTGTTGGAGCTCACGCTGCCAGAAGTCTTCCTTAGTGAAGCGGGTCCATTGGCGATGGAGACCCTGCTGGTACATGGTGCGAGGTTTCACGCTGATGAAGGAGAGCACCACTCCATGTTCTTCAAAGAAACGGCGATAGCGATTGCTGCGTAGAGCGGCGATGGCGTGACCTTTGAGGTTTCCCACACCTTCTGAATCGTCACCATCAGTTGTTGGGGATGTTTGAAGGACCTCAGAAATCTGGAGTAGTTGGCGACCGCCGCCGAGATATTCAGGTCGCTGTAACCGGGCGTCACTAGGTCTGACGCCGAGGTAGCGAAGATACTCAGTGTAACGAGAGCCATAGCGTGCTCGATGCTCCTGGTAGGATTGAATGGCGAAGGCGAGGCGCAGGTCGTTGATTGAAGCGCCGGTTGCGTTTGACAGATCGGCCTCGAGGTTCGGATCCTCCCATACGAATGCGTTCGCAGCGGTGGCGTTGCCGCCGGTCTTGTAGAGTTTGTTGTCGCCGTTGACGCCCTGAAGATTGAACGCTGCGTCTACGGTGTTCGAAAACGAGGGAGCGCCGCCGGTCCCAACAACAGGGGCTGAGCTGCCGAGCGGAATCATCACCTGAGGCCCCTTCTGGGGCCACGGTCGCGCAGTGGTGAAGTAGTCTTTTTCCCAGCAGACGTTTTGCAGGACTTGAGAGGTCGTCGTGTCGGGGCCGGACGTGAGGTCGATGGTGAGCTCGGTTTGTAGATCCTGGTCGCGGTAGTTTTCATTCCAAATGAGGGCGTAGGCGCGGAAGGGAAGGGCGCTGACGTCGATGTTGGGAACGCCGGTAGGCAGCCCCAGATAGTCAGCGAGAGAGCCTTCGGCGAAGCCAGAGCCGCCAGCGTCGATGGTGGGGAACACCGACGCGTCGTCGCCATCGGGACCGCCGGTGATAAAGTCTTCCCAATCTTCCCAAATCAAACGGTAGGGAACGAACCAGTGGTGAACCCTGATGTGAACGGGGTGCATCATGGGCGCCATGAGCGGCGTCGTGCGAATGAGCGCGGAGCTCGATTGCTGAATAGTGTCGCCAGGTAGCGCTTCGAAGTTTCCGATGGGGACAAGCTCGCCCTGGTCGAAGGTGGCCAGGCGGTAGTTCG